GTAAGCGAAACGTGCAGTCCAGTGCTCGCTATATAGATACGAAAACAGGGAAGCGGGTAAAGAAGAGCGAGATTGAAAAGCGGATGAGGAAGACCGGCTCATTCCGCAGCAAGCCTGGCGAGGTTCCGTGGGTACAATCAAACAGGTTGCGAGGAAGCATTACAACTGAGATGCACCCGACGATTCCACTTGGCCGGGTAGGTACAAACGTGGTCTACGGCAAATACCTGGAGTTCGGAACTAGGCGAATGGCCCCTAGGCCGTTCATGCGTCCTGCCTTGAAGAAGGCGATACCGATCATTCAGGCCCGCTTAGCGAAAAGCTCATCGAGCATGAAGGGTCCGGTGTAATATGGCTGTAGGAGCAGATAGGCGGGACCTGGAAAAGGCCGTCCTAGCAACGGCCAACGGTAACGCTGCTTTGAGTACGGCGGTAGATAGCGACGTATGCTATGACCACGTTCCGGACGGAACGACGATGCCTTATATCACCTACCACTTTGTGACGGACGATCCTATAAATACGTTCGCTGATCAGTTTGAAGATGTGACAGTACAGTTCAGCCTCTTCGATAAGCGGTCTAGCGTAGCATACATTGAGGCCATATCCAGCGATCTGGATTTGGTATTTAACAGAAAGACCCTTACGTATGACTCGGCGTCTGCGATTGGGTGTATCAGAGCTGGGCAGACCAACGCCCAGTGGTTCGCAGAGGACCGATGCTGGATGAAAACGATTGACTACAGCATCACTTTTAAGTAAGCCATAGGAGAAATTAACATGGCGGAAATTGCAGGATACAACGGACAGATCGACCTCGGCGGCGTGATTGATAGCGACGTGAGCTACAATACGCACGCTTGGTCCCTGGACCTGTCGGCCGATGCACTCGACACGACTAACTTCACCAGCACTGGCTGGAGGAAGTTCATCGCTGGTCTGAAATCGTGGACGGGTAGTTGTGAGCTGTACACGGATGGAACGTATCGCATGGTTCCGAGTGACGTTGGCACAGAAGTGACGGGAACGTTCTTCCTGAGCGACACGACTAACTACCTGACGGGCAAGTGCCTGATCACCGGCTGGTCGCCCGCGGTCAGCGTTGAAGGCGTCGAAACTCAGAGCATCAGCCTTCAGGGTTCAAGCGACCTGACGAGTTCATAGAACGACTAACTAAGGATGGAGGTATGGCATGGCTGAAATTAAAGGCTACGCCGGAGCATTCTACGTTACGTCTGATGTGACTTCTACGTCTGACGTGACTAATGAGGCTGTCGGCACAGGTACGGGATTGGTGTCATCCTTCGACCTGGATAATGAAAATGTGGACCCGGATACCCTGAGCGTCACCGTTGCTGCTGTTGCTCAGCAGTGGGGTCAAGATTACAATATGACTCCGAAGGGAGCGTTGTCGTTCACGACGGTAGTGGCGTCCGACGCTGCAATCGTCGCGTCTTACACGTATTGGAAGGGTGCGTTCATCGAGGCTGGTGGGTTCCACGCATGGAGCGTGGACGTTAGTTGTGATCCGTTGGAGACCACTAACTTCTCTAGTACAGGCTGGCGTGAGTATATTGGTGGCTTGAAATCTTGGACGGGTTCGGCGGAGCGACATTGGATCAACAACCTACAGGCCCTTGCAGGGAAGAAAGCAGTAGTTCGGTTCTACTATGATGAAACGAATAGCGACTATCTGACCGGCTGGGCAAATATTACTGGGATTAGTACAACCGCGGCCGTCGAAACGCTCGTGGAAGAGAGCCTGTCCTTCCAGGGCACGTTGCTCATTGAGGATGCCGACGTTCTATAAGGAGCTGTATCGTGGCAAAAACCGAAGATAGCATGGAAACCGCAAGAGGCCGTGAAGTTGAACTGACTGTCGGTGATAAGAAAGTCAAGGTTGTGCCGTTCACGCTGGGCGACTACATCGCCCTGCGGCGATATGTCCGTAGCGAAAAGATTGGTTCTTTCTTGGACTCGGCAGGTACGCTTTCGTCTGAAGAGCGGACGAAGGTTCTACTGGAGCTATCGTCACAACCGATTGGCGAGTTTGAATTGCAGATGGAATCGCAGACGCCAGAGGGCATGACGTTCATGTTGTGGCATTCGCTCAAACGGGCGAACGGTGAACTGGACATTGAGGAGCTACGGGCGGCGATTGATGAAGAGACCTTGGAGAATATGATCGCCGTAACGCAGGGAGTCAATACGGAGGAACCGACAAACGAAAACCCTCCGGAGGCGGAGACCGCCTAAGATGGGACTACCTGTTCAGTCTGTTGATTCACTTCTACGGGCAAGACGAGCAGTGGGTTCTTGGGTTGACCGGACCGGAGTTCAACGCGAGGGTGAAAGACGTGTTTGAGATCACCAAGATGTTCGGCGGCGAAGGTAAGGGCCGGATCACCCGCACACGGCATGAATCCATCCAAGACGTTTTCCGCAAGAAGGGCTTGACGCCCCCTAAGCATATAAAGGGCAAGAGTGACTAAATGAAGATTGCCGATCTTTACGCTGAGTTCAGAACTACCGGCCTTGGCATGATGAGCGGTAAGCTCAATGCGGTTCATGCGAAGCTCCAAGCCGCGTCGGTACAGATGGACAAGGTAGCAAGGAAGGCTAAGATCGCCTTTGCTATCTCGGGTGGGGTTATCGCGTTTGCCGCCAAGGAAGCAATCAAGTTTCAGAAGCAACTCGCCATCGTTAGTACGATGCTTAGCGAGGGTTCCATGTTTCACATGGCAGAATATGAAAAAGGACTACAAAGACTCAGCGTCCAATTTGGTGAAGCGACAGAGACATTAAGCAAAGGCCTATACGATATTCTCTCTGCTTCTGTTGCCCCTGCGAAGGCAATGGAAGTCTTAGAGGTTGCCGCCCGTGCAGCAAGTGCTGGTATTACTGATACAGGCACGTCCGCAGACGCAATCACTACGATCATGAACGCCTACGGTATGTCAGCCGACTCGGCAAATGAAATCAGTGACAAGTTGTTTGCTACGGTCAAACGAGGTAAACTCACATTCGGACAACTCGCCGGGACCATCGGCAAAGCCGCGGCAACGGCGGCGACGGCCGGACTGAGCCTGGATGAATTGCTCGCAACTATTGCCACGGTAACACGAGCTGGTGTGAATTCTAGTCAGGCAATGACGGCCGTAGTTGGTGTAATTCGGTCCTTCCTTAAGCCGACAGATGAAGGAGCGGCGTTAGCAAAGGAACTCGGCTTTGAATTGAATACGGCTTCGCTTGCCGCAGAGGGTTTGTCTGGTATTATGGCCAGAGTTAACCAACTGAGTACAGAGCAAGTCGCTGTCCTGTTCCCAAACATACGTGGGCTAAAGGCCGTCGCCGCTGCTATGCAGGACCTGTCCGGACTACAGAAGGACGTTGCATTGATGGGCGATGCCGCTGGCATGACGTGGGAAGCATTTGCGAAACGTCAGAAGACCGTTGCTTTCCATCTAGGTCAGATGAAGCAAGGGTTCCTTGACGTCGCCCGCGCTATTGGTAAAGCGTTCCTTCCTGATATCAAAGAAGGGACAACTTTCCTTAAACGATTGGCTGTTGCACTGAAGGAAAATGGGGCGGTAATTGCTGAAAATCTAAAGTGGATTATCACCGTGTCGGCGAAGATCATTATCATGGCGGGGGTAGTTAAAATTCTAGCTGCGTCGGTCGCTATCTTGAATATGACTTTGATGGCGGGGCCTACTGGATGGATAATGATGGCCGCTGCTGCGATTGCTCTTATTCTTGCGTGGGAAAAGCTCAATAGTATGTTTGATACTATGGGTAATTCTATGGAAAGCTGGATTGACGATAATACCACGGCTGCAGCAAAGATGGAAGAGTTGACGGCAGCAACACGCGAAGCAGCTAATGCCAATCTTAGTTTAGTTGAGTCGATGAAACAGGCAAACGCAGAACGGGAAAAAGGGAAGGGTCCTGCTGATAAGGAACTTGACGCTTTAGCTAAACTAAAAACAGCCTATCCTGAATTACGCAATCTGCTTTCTCAGATCACAGGAGACAAAACAGGCGACGTTGTAATTCTAAAAAAGGTCGGGGAAGAGATCCAAAGAATTGAGAAGGATAAAGCAAAGAAGAAGTGGGAAACAGAAAAAACCAATGCTCAAAAGCGAATCAAATCAGTGGGGATCTTAATTGAAAGACAAGAGAAAAAGATAGCTCGCAATCAGAGAGAAATAGATGCAAGGGGTGGACAAGATTCAGGAGGACTCCGTAAAGGTATAAAGACGTCTCAGGGAAGGATCAAAATCTTACGGAGCATTGGAAAAGAGTACAATCGAGATTTGGATGTTGCCGAAGCTGGAATTGCGAAGAATAAGGCAACCGAGAAGGGGCGTCTTGGGGCCAGTAGGCAGTATGACGAAATGGCTCCACTGAATGCGTTCAATGATATGCAAACTGAAGAACGCCGCAAGATGCAGGATAGTGTTAAAGCCGCGACAAAAGAACGTATGCGGGGGGAACACGCCGTAGCTGTAGAACGGGCTAAGGGAATCGAAGACGCTCGGCTACGCGAGATGAACCTGATGAAACTCCGGCAACAGAAGGAACTGGAGGCGGCTAAGGGTAACGTAATCAAACAAGATGAACTGAAAAAGAAGTATGCTGTTGAATTCAGCAACATACAACAGAAGTATGATAAGGAAGAAGCAGAAGCTCAGAAGGTTATGGTTAAGAAGCTAGACAATGACTATGCCCGTGATCAAATTAAGACGCTAGGAAAACGATCAGGAGCACTTGCTCCTATCGTCGCCGCGGCTGCTGGGTTTATGTCTTCCGAACAGAAGAAAACCTTTCAGGCTGAACAATTCCGCACCGGCAAGATGGGAGCATTAACGAAGGCATATGGTGAAGGTAAAGTCCCGCCTGAGTATGCCGCTCTTGTGAATCAACTTGCCGACAAGATGGGAAAGACTGAAGCCCCGTCCGGCCAGTGGATGGGAGTTGCGGATCTCTATCGCAGTATTCAGAGTTCGGCCATGTCGCCGGAACTGAAACTTAGTCAGCAGCAGTTAGACGTACAAAAGAATATGGCGGCGGACATGAAAAAGATGGCCGAAGAAGGCCTGAAAATCCAGGCCGTGATGGGAGCATAATATGTCGGCATCTGATTGGACAAAACTCTGGAGCGGCTACGGCGAGGACTGGACGCAAGACGGTGCCCGTATCCAGGAAAGCTATATCGTAGAATGGTCGGACAAGGACGTTGCCCGCGATGACTTCATCAACGAGCCACATAAGGACTTCCCGTGGCTACTCGGCGAGTCGGTGAACGTAACGGCGTTTGACAAGGCCGATTCAGACTCCGGCGGCCCTAAGTTTGCTCGTATCAACGTAACCTATATTGACGAGAACAATTCCAGCAACGTACAGAATGAATGGAGCGACTGGACCGAACAGTGGGAGGCGGGCGGCGAGGCTCTTACGATCGGTGAAGGATTTGAGTGGTCTACAGATGGGGAACCACTGAACAAAACGAATACGTCCGCAGTCAAGATTTATCCACATGCTACTATCTCAATCACAGGCAAAACGGACAAGATCGACAAAACCAAGATCCTTAACTGTGTCGGCAAAGTCAATTCAGATGCTGTATCAATTAAGGGGTTTAACTATGGGGCTGAGAAGCTACTTTTCGATGGCATCGGTAACGGAGAACAGGTTGTGCCCGGTAGCGATTTACTCACAAATCAAATGACATTCCGTTTCATGTACCGTCACAATACAACTTGGAACAAATTCTATAGGAAGGATTCTGGGGCGTTTGAGGCTGTGCGGAATTCGGTCAATTCGGATGCTGCATATGATACTGCAAACTTTGATAACCTAAATCCTTCAAACTGGTAGACCATGAACCCGAAAGAAGTCATCAAAGAGTTCTTGCCCGGCGAAGCCCTTTCCGCCAGGAAGTTCGATCAGCTTAGGCGATCGGCCCAAGAGAACATAACTGGAGTAGGCGGCGTTCTTATCAATCGAACTTCCTCCAGCGTCTACATTGACCATCCTGGTTTTGATTCTGTTTGGGTCGGAATCATCAGTGACAACTCGGAATACTCTGATTCCCGCTATGCTGTCCAGCGAGGATACTTATCGAACAGCAACGGTAGCGTATCCGATGAAGTGAACTTTAGTCTGCGGTCGCAACCGTATTCCGACGTTGAGATCGTCGTCAATCTTCCGGAAAACGATCCGCAGAATAGTGATGCTCTTCACTTCCTACGGCCCGGCCGGGAAGTAATGGTATACGAAGGATTCGACCAGAGCGTTCCGTTGAAGAAGCGATTTTACATGATCGAGCATCCCCTACCTTGCTTTGACCATATTTATACCGTTTCAGATATTGCTTTGAATACCCTATTGAGCGACGTTCGCAGCAGCGACTTGACCGGGAAGGTGGCAGCAAGCGATTCCCAAGCCAGCGACGTTGGGCATTGGCATCTCACGGGGCAGAATTATCTGGACTCCGACTATCGGGTGAACCCGTGGTCCGCTGTAAACCTTCGGAAGACTGGGATGTTCTTTCCGGTCCTTGTATCTAGTGATGGCGGCATCGCCGGGAACTCTTCGGACGCCTGTACGGGTACGTACCTGATAACCAACCTTGCCAGCGATATCGTATTGGGCTCTGCTCAAACACCGGAGAAAAAGCGTCCAGCGGCAGGCCAGATGGCCATCCCTGCCGACGAAAGCGTGGGCTCGGCATTCTTCGATACACGAGATGACTCTATCGCCCTATGGGATGCGAACGAAACCCAGGCCGTCAGTGATTGTGAATAATGGCATCAGGCAAGTTTAGATTATGGGGCAATGGTAAATTCCTTTTGAGCCCTTCCGGAAAATTCGCTGTTCACTCCGACTGTTGCTGTGGTGGGGAAGGTCCCTGCGAAAACTGTAGTGGTAATCAACCCAATGTTGCCATGACAGGCACAGGATCAGGAGATTGCTCTCCAGATGCTTCGATTGCGTTTAATAGCTTCACAGAAAACGTTGGAGGGACCAACTGTTTATGGAGTTGGGGGAACTGGGGCGACGGGAATTGGTTCGCAGATGTGCGCTATTATAGGGTAACTGAAGTGTGGAACGTAGCTGTCACGAACGGCGATGCGGAAACTACCTTCATCAATGCCGACGCAGACCTGTCTTGCACCGATGGTGATATTACTGGAACTGCCGTATGTACGGGCGACCTTACCTGCCCAGGCGATACAGTTACAATCACTTTCGGCTAACGAGATAAACATGACTTGCAAAAAGGCCAACCCCGTTGAAGCGGGTATCCGCAAGCGAAGGACGATTGCCCGGCTGTTCGATGAAGGCAAAGTGAAGTACGCCCGAACCCACCGCTGGCTAACCTGCGTACAGGTTTCCGGCTGCGGCATGGCCTGTATCCACCTGGACAAGGAAGCCGGGCAGAAACCGACGTGTCAAGGCATCGACTTATACGACGCCCTCAAGCGACGGGAGTTTGTATGTCCCGATGGCTGCTTCTAGTCAACAACCAAGCGATGAAAGTCGTTACTAGAATACCAGCTAAGAATCCCATCCAAATTCCCGCGGCAGTAGCTTCATCAATCATCGTCCAAACAAGTTCGTTGGGCCACATGTGTTTAGTCACGGCTAACATTTCGTGCTCCTTCATTTCCATTATACGCAAGTCTCTCAGTTTTTGCGCATAAAAAACAGCCCCCGCCACTCCCGACAAGGGAATGACGAGGGCTATGAGAAAGGAGATCATGCAATGTCAGCCTGCGGTTATTTGTATTCCGCCACTCCGCGGGTGGGCGGTTGCGTCAATGAGATGCTGGCGTGGCCGAGATCCTCCCGGTGGTGCAGGTATCGTACGCCAGCGATTGACAGGCCAATACAAGTCGTTAGGCCTGTCCAAGTTTCCCCATTTGATTGTCAATGAGCGTTGCTTTCACATCCATTATACGCGGTACGCCGCGACCTCGCGTAGGATTGCGTAGATTATCATGCCAAGCAGCAAAAAGCTCAGGTAAATGGTGGTTGTCCGTGCTCCGTTTCTATCGGGGTTTGTCATTGTGAGTTCCTTCTCGAAAATGCGTTCTAAGCCGTCCTGCCCTAATTCGGCCTAACGATACGGGGTATGCCTTGAAACGCCGTTAAACCGCCGTACAGGCGGGCTCTTGCGGGTCCTGCATGGCCTGCCGTAGCTCGGCCAGGACGTTGGCCCGGCGACGGCGATCCCATTGCAGCCAGCGGAATGCCGCGTGAAGAATCCTTCTCGGGCTTTTCAGGTCTCGTGGGTACGTCCTACTGGCCCATTTGTTGAACTGGCTGGGCGGGTCGAGGAAGCAACGGATCAGCTTCATAGCATCACGACTGACCTGATAGTAGAACCGCTCACTGATCCGGTCTTGGTAGTCATCAAATGTCGGCTGATGCTGAAGGTCTTCAAATGCTTCCTCATCGTGCATTTGTAAACCACGGGCCTTCCAGCGTAGCGTGTGGGATTTGCGGAGGAGACCGGCGAGGTGGTTTTGCAGCGTCCAGTAGAAAAACGTGATGAATTTGAGCCCCCTATCCGGATCGAATCGCTGGGCTGCCCGTGCGTAGGCAACGCCACCCTCCTGGAATAAGTCTTCTTTGGCTGGACGGGGGATGCACATACGACCCCAGCAGTAATTGACATTCTGCCAGATTAAGTCATAGAATTGTTCTATCGGGGGAATCCCGATAACGGTTGAGTCTATTGTGGACATGGCTTTCTCCTTCCATATTATTGCCGGGCGGGAGGAGCAGGAAGGAGAAAACACACTCCGTCCCGCCCGACAAAGGTCCACTGCATTGAACGTTCAACTACATTATACGCGATCGGTACGAACATCGACCCGGAAATCTTGGGCGTAGGCGAGAATCTTTGCGAGGAGATCAGCCCGTGAATGGCAGGTATCAAGACGCTTCTCATCAATGCTACCACGGGCCATAAGATCGACAAATAGACAGCGATTCCGCTGGCCTTGTCGGTAGATGCGGCCTTCGCACTGCTCGCGTACGTGAGCACCCCAACAGCCGTGACTGAAAAAAATGACGGTGCTGGCACACTGGAGGTTCAGGCCTTCCCCGCCCGATTTTGGGTGGGCGACGAGTACGCGACAGTCTGGATCGTCACGGAAGGCCTTCCAGGTATCGTTCGCCGTCTCGCCGCGGAGGCCAATATGCTTGATCTTGTCCTTCGCTAATTGCTCTTCAATCATCCGGCCTTCCTCAACGTATGCGTGGAAAACGATGACTTTCTCATTCGGTACTTCTTCTAAGACGGCCGTGAGTAAGTCGATCTTCGGATTCGTCTTGAACCGTCTGGTTGTCTCACCTTCGATAATGAAGCCACCAGCGACCTGAGCAAGTTTGTTGCCGATCTGCAACGGATCATCAACATATTCTTCTACGACATTGGTAGTCTCTGATAGCTGTTCAGCAGACAGATCGCAGCGACGTTCCTCATAGATGCGTTCGGGAAGATCCAGACATTCGTCTCGCCCGAACCGGATAGTACAGCGGGCCGTCCGCCGCAGCATATCCAGTCGGGCGGGTTCGTCTTGGATTTCCCAAGTTCCGAACCGGCCACCACGCTTCTCAAACCATCTTCGGAGGAATAAGCCCCTGGAGGCCGTCAACGTGGAGCCACCGTCTAAGACGTCGAACTGGCCCCATAGATCGATCTCACCCGTAGCGATGGGCGTTGCCGTCATGGCTACGACGTGCTCAGCACGTTTGGACAGCTCGCGGCATACGCGGGTACGTTTCGCTCTAGGACTTTTGAGATAGTGACACTCATCGAAAACGATAGCGTCAATATCGGCGTTATCAAGAGCCGTCCTATCCAGCACCCATTTTTTTGTAACCGATCCATCGGAGTTCTTGATTGGAACCCGCTTACCGAACATGCCGTGCAGGCCATCGTAGTTACAGATGAATGCGACCGGGCCAGTATTCTCTTCGCTGATCGTATCAAGGCGGGACGCCATTGACTCACGAAGAACATACGCGGACAGGTCCGGCCGGTGTTGCTGGATCTGTTCTTCCCAGGATTCCACTACCGAGTTCGGACAGACGATCAACAGCTTCTTTGATTCCCAAACGTCGTGAAGATACAGGGCCGTGAGGGACTTACCCGTACCTACATCATGCCATAGGCAGATTCTCTTGGTCTTCCGATCAGCGGCCCATATTAACGTCACGCCCTGATGCCACAGCGGAACCGTTGCGAATGGCTCGTCTGCGAGAATATCACGGACATCATCTTCTGTGAGGGATTTGTAGTTCACTCGTCTTAGGCGCTCATTGAGGTTTGAACTTCTGCAAGCATTTCCAAATGTCCTGCTTCAGCTTCATCCCATGTTTCGTAGCGGCGGCACTCCTCATCCAACGGTCCGCCAAATATCATTGTCTCAAATAGCAATGGCTGGACTTCACGGTCACTTGGATATGCGTAGTCGAGTCCAAGGAAGACGGTGGATACTTCGATTACTTCGATGTCTCCAATATGATCCCTGCGTACAACCCGATCAGCGGTTTCAAACCATATCGACCACTCTACAAAGTCATGTACGAAAACTGTCTTGTGTCCGTCTAGCTTGTAATGTCCGCTCATAGTCGTTCTCCTTCTCTTTCATTTTACGCGATTCGGGTATGTCGGATCGGCTTTTGTGACTGTCTGTGAAAGCGATGTTTGCAAACGGGACAACGCTGTCCGGGAAAGACAACACAGGCATCGCAGTAAAAACACCACGTACCACGACTCTTCGGTCTCTGCTTCTCCATTCTATTTCGCCACCATCGAGGTCGAACGTGTTCCATATCAACCATCCTTTTTGTTAGCGTCTGCTTCAAATCCGTTCTCGTTCAACCAGCCCCCGACTTCCTCATCGAATGCACTCGTCAGCGGCCAGCTTGCCTTGCAGAATTGTCCTATATCGTAACACAAACTGAACAGGACGGTCCCGCCTTGCTGCCCGGTACGATTGACCAATACGTTCATCGAAGCCAGGTTGTTTACCGTGTCTGTTTCGTCCCGTCCGATAGCCAGCATCAGATCGCAGTGGGCAATCTTTCTTGCCTCTTCTGCGACGTGTTTCTCGGTGACTTTTCTACGTTTCAATGCGGCCCGTTGAACCTGGCTTACCGTGCAGACTAGGACGTTCCGTTCATCACTCAATCCCTTTGCCCACAGATACCCGCCGTTGATCTGGTGTCGCGTATCCTGTGAGAATGAGGATAGGTCCATGATGTCTACATAGTCGATGAGAATAACGTCTGGCGTCCAGCCTTCGTATTCCTCAAGGTAGTCAAGGTACTGATCCGTCTGGGCAGGTGAGCATCGACCAGCCGGGAACTTCTTGATAATCAGGTCCCCACCTAAACGGGCGTATGCCTTACGGGCAGCAATTACTCTCTTGGGCGATTCGTAGATTGAATCAACATGACGCTCCCGCCACTTCAGGCGATGTACTCCGTGGTCGTCAAACTGAACAAGGTACTTCACCTTCTGGCCAACAGCCCGGCCCCAGCCGCGTCCGGTCCTCATCATGTCGGCTCTGAGTTCTGTTTCTTCCTTTGTATTCTCGTGACTGATATACAATGCCCTGAGGCCGTGTCTCGCGGCCGTCATGGCCGTATGTAGCAGCCACCAACTCTTTCCGGCCTTGTACCCGCCCAACGTCACAACAAGGCGTCCACGGCCATATCCGCCGATCAGCTTATCCAGGCCCCTCATGCCGGTCGGCATCAGTAGGTCCGGGCAATCATCCCGTTCCAACACTCCGGAAAAGTCTTTGAAGTAGTGGACGGAATCATCGGCTTCCGGCAGGCCCGCCTTCATCGCGGTGGACAATAAGGCATCTACCTCATCGGCCCGTCCTTCCTGTAGAAGATCGGCCGCTTTGAGTATGGCGTCCTCGCGGGCACGTATGCGAATGAAGTCATCGAGTCGGCCTATCAGGTATTTGTGGTTCGGTAGGTGTGTCTCAGCAAGCCTATCCAGATACTTCTCGAACTGTTCTTTTCTGTCATCCGTCTGCGTGGCTAGGAAACGGTCCAGCTCATCCTGGATATGATCGCCTGGGGCCTCGCCAGTCACCTTGAAGTAATCAAACGATAACCGCAGTAGGTCTTCCGTCAGGCTAGATGTGGCCAGCGACGGGTCAAGCCTACCACTGATGATCTTACAGAAGTTGGTATCACGAATAGCAAGCAGGACCATGCCGTCCTGTAGATGCTGATTCAGCTCTTGGGCTACGCCCATTTAATCACCTTCCCCATAACACCATGGTACATCCGTTACTTCGTGCTCGGGTTCATGGGTTTCTGCTGGGAATTCTGTTTTGAGCATTTTGGCTACCCACCGTTCCGCCGCAACTACTGTCTTGCACTGCTTAGACAGACATTGACCGCCAGATTCTTTATTATCATAGTACTTAGTCCATACACGCTTATCGGGATTCCATAACGGGTTTTCACCTTCGTGCATAATAACCCAATAATGAACTCCAATACCCCAATGTCGTAGGACGGTAATGTTTACCGGCTTCTTCGTATACGGGTTTGGAAACATTCGGACCGTGCACGTTGGCGGGATCGGTCCAGGCGTCCACTGAGAAGCTCTCCGGTGTTGCATATAGTCTTGTTTCGTCGGTTTCTTATGAGGTTTAGGGCTCATCTTCCACCTTCTCTATCACGCACTCACGAAAGAATGCGGCACACTCTTCACCAGTGTCACCCATGAACCATACCTTGCCCTTTCCTATACGGATAACGTCGAACTCCCTACCCACTGTCGCCCCATGCTCCGGACTGATCGGAAGGTCCTGGATCAGCATCATTCGTGTTTTGGCCATCGTCGTTCTCCTTCTTCCAGATAGCGTCTGCTTGTTTAAGTAGTCGCAAGCCGTTCTTGACGTTGCTCCCAAGTACTAGAAGGTCCATCAAGCCATCCGTCCCGACCTCTTCCTCGCTATCGAAACAACCGAACAGTTTCCGAAAGCATTCCGCCATACGCCTACCAAGCTCATTTCTTTCTTTCAGTTTAACGAGCAAATCATCTTCAAATGCGTCTCGGCAGTGAACGCATTCCAATTGCATTTCCCGCCCGCATTCTTCACAACAATCTTCGCTTACGTTCATGCCCATGATATCTCCAGTTTCCTAATAGCGTCAGCCCCCATTGAATCTGGGTCTTCGCCGTCCGGTAGTCTAACGTGCCCGACCCGCGGCAGTACCGGAGCTAGTTCTCTTGCTACACGAAGGGACTGACGCCAGGCGTCTGAGTCCCAGCACAATACTAGTTCCTTCACAGCGGTATCTGCAAGCAGCGACCGCCGCTGTTTCATCGTCAGATCCTTGGTAAAACTGGCAACGCACGAATGCTCCATACGCCAGCAATCCAACACGCCTTCTACAAGGTATATCCTACCCGGCGGCCTAACTTCAGCCGACCAGTATAGGACGCCTCCTGTATCACCATGACTCAGGTATTTCCTTTTGGCCTTGCCGGTCAAGTCGCGTGCTTGCCACGCCACCAGAACGCCTTGGTCATTATACGCGGGCCAGCATAGTCGATGAGCATACCAGCCCATCCCGCCGACGTACCTGGCTTCGTATGTCTCGCATGTATCCAGGCTGATCCGTCTATTTTTGAGGAATCTCCTCAGGACAGACGAGTCCGCCAGGGCCTCTGCGTTCACCTTACGGGACTCAGGCGGCATCGGCTCCAGGGGCTTTTTCTCCTCTGGTTCAACCGATCTACCCGCGAGTCTTTGCCGGACCGCCGCAGTCAGATCGGTGGACACGGCATCATCACGCCATTGCCCGCTGACGATGCGATCAAAGGCGTCTTGATCTATATGGTAGCCGATAACGAGCAGGTGTCTAAGATTGCCCGTCCGGTGGCAACGGAAACAGTGGAACCGGCCGGACTCGACAAATACGCCGCATCGGCGTTCCGTGTCGCGTTGGCCTGTCCGTTGGGACATGCAGAACGGGCAGTCAACGTTGACGGCCTTGCCCGTATCCTCATATGCAATGCGAAGGGCGGACAGGATGGAGTGGAGTCGGTCGCGTGAGATCATAGCGTCCGACTATACCAAAAAGCGGTCCAGAAGAATGCAGACAAACCCATCGGCAACACTGGAAGTGGTCCGCAAAACTTTGGGTTCCCGGCAACCTGAGCGTTCGAGTAGACAAGGAACGTGAAAAACAGACCGCCGTGCAGCATGAACGCAGAAATCATATCCATCTTAGTCTCCTTCTCGTTTGAACGTCTTGCATTTCTCAGGGATCACGAAGGCATCAAACTTTGCCCCGCCGTGCCAGTCATTGACGGGTTGGTCATCTAAGGCCAGGAGGAAGTCGTGGTTGTCGAAACCTAACGGAACGGCCAGGCCACCATATACAGCGTTGAGTTCATCCGTATACCGGCCCCAGGATAGTCCACATTGGCATTTACGTTGAACGTCCTGAAGCCGAACTACATCTTGACACTTAGGGCAATAGATCAGTTTCACGAGAACTCTCCTACGCTCAGATCCCACGTTCCTTCGCCCTGCCCGACGCAATGCCTCCCGTCGATCTTAGATCGAACAAGATTGTTCGGCCCAAGTTCAGCGTGATTACGATCAAGCATTTCCTGGGACCAATTACACGGTTCTTCCCTATCCCGTTCTGTGACTACAGCGTGCATCTCATCAGGAGTAACTCTCTTTCCATATTCGTCCTCGATGTATGATCCGGGTTTCAACAGCCACAGCATTTCCCAGTCGGCGATGTCGTTGATAACGAGAGCATCCTCTTCCCAAATATCCGGCGGGTAGACGTGCAGGGAGAAAACCCAGCCGCAGGAGGACTTACCGATATGGATCGGCTCATACGTCCGCCCGCAATGCGGGCATGGCTCCTGTGGATACCAATAGTAATTCGTTCCCATCGTTCATTCTCCTTCTTAGTTAGGGTCGGACAGGGCGTCAATATCTATCTGCCGTTGGTCTTCTTCTTTAACAAACTCTGTCATCTCCTCAAAGATGCAAGCTCGAAGACGGTTGTACAACGGAAGGTCAATCATGCCGTCTGGATCAGCCCTTGTATCGGCAGCCTGAATAACCTCTTCGATTACGGTCCTCGCCGCGTCCAGGTCGTTCAAGAGCGGAAGTAGGGCATTGCGGGATTCGGCGGTAATAGCAGCGTTTGAGCAATCAGCGTCACGTCCCGCTTCAAGACTAAACGCTGTAAGGATTTGATCTTCGGTATCGTTGACTGTAGCAATAATGCACGAGCCTCTGCATTCCCACGGACCCGGCGTAGCAGCCGCAAGCAACAGCCGTAACTTGGCGATTGTATTGTTGGAAGTCTTCATTTGATTTCTCCTTCAGGTATCATTATACGGTAGCCATTTTGATTGCTTCGCGGAACGCCCGCTGTCGCAACTCGTTTCCTACGCCCCACCAGCTTTTCTCGAAACGCTTGGCTGGGGCAGCCTTCGGAAACTGAGCGTGGTCCACCCATTCCGTAACGGCATTGTACGCAGCCCATGCCGTCCCTCGTGTACCCGGCAGGTCATTGCCTTTGCCTTGTTCAAATAGGTAGGTGGCCTTGGCCCGCCGTGGTGCCATGAAGTCCCGCTGGGCACCCACCTTGGACGGGAAGACGGTAGCGAAGTATTCCGCAACCTTATCGCTGGTCAGCGAGTACCCACGGAGGGTCTTGTAGTGTTCAGCAGTCTTGTCGAATACCGAAGAAGCAATGCCGATCAACTCGGCTGCTTGCTCGAATTTTACGTTGATGTCTCCGGTATGCCGGACGCTGGCCGTGATATTGGTGGATCGCCGGGCAGCGGACAGGGTATTCATGCAGACGACTCTGATCGGCGTAAAGAACATCCGGGCCGTTTCCGATCCGTCATGCGGATTGGTGAGGACAAGGTACTTCTCCACAACATCATTGTCCGTCACCATGATCCCGCCCGGCAGTTTGAGCATCGTCCAGACCCGACGTCCACCTTGGAGGACGCCAGCGGTGTGGTAGCAGGCTTGCCCGTCACCCACGATCCGGTCGCAGAGCCTGTAGAGATCCTTGTTCTGGATCGGGACGTATGAAGGCCCGACGATGCCTAGGGCGTTGTCCGGAGCGGGCTTGTCCGACCGAACCGTAGCGTACTTCTTCAGTTCGGGGGAGATGTTGGTTCGTCCGAAGTCATCGGATTCTTGTCGAATATAGATGGGAACCTTCTCAACTGTCCAATCCTGCCCGGACAACTTCAACGCTTCCTCTGACGTTGCGGCGTGGTCAATCGCCTGCCCATGGCCATGCCAGGGCGTCTCGCCGTAATACATCATCTCGTAGGTTTTGCCGTCGGCTGCGATGCTGATTTCATGTGGCATTGTTTTAGCTCCTCAACGCCTGTCCTGCGAGGAATAGGCGTTCGTCAAGGTCTCGTTCGTAGTAGTCAACGCAGGCCGCTGGCGTCAACAGTTTGTAGGCGTGTTGCTCCATCAACGCAATCCTCGCCTGGTTTCGCGTACCGGGCGGCATCTCATTGTGGACGGCCAGCAACGCCACGATTAGGTCTTCGTCTCGCATGGTGTAATTGCCTTCCTTACGTGGTTGGGTAGCAAAACGATCCGCGATGCATTGATCGTCTTGTAGTCGTAGCCTTTCTTATCGCTGTCGCCGTGATGCAGAAGCCACAGGAATGGGGACTTGATCCAGGGCGAAACGAACTCGCCGTGTTCAGCCAGCCCACGCAGGTTCAGGCTTAGGGCCTCGCGGCAGTCATGATTACCGTACCACACCCAACTCCCTTGATCTGTGAAGCCGCCGGAGGAAACGTAGTCATGCCAGCCATCAGCCGGTTTGCCCTCTTCGTTCAGCCGGGGTTTCCAGTTGTAGTAGACGCTGCCACCGTTGCGGTTTCCCTTGAACGTATCGAAGCTGAGCAACGCCCCAGACTCTTCGTGGAACAGGATGAATAAAGACTCGTCTTCGTTGCTCCATTTCTCATCAATGAACGGAACGTGCAGGACCTGCTCGAATCCCATGTCTCGAACGGCAGCCAGGTAGTCCTCAGTGGTCATGGAAAAGCGGGTATCACCGCGTTCCTTGAGAAGACGGTCGGCAGACTGGGTTTTGAACAGATGGGAAACGAAACCAATCTGCATGGTTTCGTCATCATCCTTGTATGATTTCCCTGTTGCTTGTTCGGCCTCGGCCAGCGGATCGCGGCGGAGGAACGTTCTTAGGTCTTTGTCATTCATTCGTCATCGCCCCATTCATCATCCTGCGTATCCTCATCCTCCCAGTCGTTCTCCGAATCGCCGTCCGTATCGAACTCTTCCATGACGGTACGGAGTAGGTGGTCATAGTCCCCGTCCGCTGCTTTCCGCATGAACTCCTCTGTCTGTTCTTTGTTCCAACCTGCCTTGCGGGCTGTCCGTTGGCATCGTCCAAGGATAGAAAAAGCATTGCTGTCCTCGCCAACCATTTTCACTTTGGGTTTGCTCATCGTTTATTCTCCTTCAAGATTCGCGTTGTAAGACGTTGTTGTCTGAATCAATACTAGCATACGCTGCCTGTCCGGAAACGCCGTTAGCGGCGTACCTGGACGTTTTGCTCAGCTTCTGGCTCGGTGTTGATTGGTACAGCTCGCCCATACGGGTTCGCTTGGATGGCTTCCGCAGCATCGCGGACTTCCTCGGCCCCCAGGCCACGGCTCCGCATATCGCGGAGAAGACGAGCGAGACCATTCCTCATATACTGCGATTCTGGGCTGCGTTCCTCGGGCGGTTCACGCAGAGCCATCGGATGCCTGCCCAGGATGCTCCGGCAGATGCTGGCCGTGTAGACCGAAACGATACGGACGGGACGCCGAAGGGACTGCTCATGCCCGTAGGTATTCCTATCGGCTCCCCAGCTATTTTCCGGAAGAATCGCCGCAAGCTGTGGTTGGTGTCGTGAGAGGATCAGCATTTTATCAAACCAGTTCATCGTGTCTCTCCTTCTAGTCATTCCAGCAAGGGTAGTGCTCAATGACAAAACCGAAGAGCATCGGCTTAGACCATTGCATGAAGCTGCTGACTGATGATTCGCCGTCAGCATCTGCTGCGAGTCGCGCGAGCTGGAGTTTAGTCATCGACATATAGCCAATGGCCTCACGCAGTACGTTATCGCCATTCCATTCCTCTTTATCCGTCGGATCACCCATCGTCGTCTCTCCTTCTAGTCAGATTTCGCGGCGAAGCCGCCTGGCTGACTTGATGCGGACGGAACGGTTCGTGACTTCATTGATCCCGTTCCAGCCGCCGTAGATGCTCTCGTTAATGATACGCACGGGAACGACAGTCCCGCTGACCTTGGCCATGTACACGGCCCCGATACGGATGCTTGCTTTTCTCATCGTTTGTTCTCCTTCAGGCTAGGGGGTCCGCCCCTGGGGCTGGGGGGCTACGTGTTGTCGCTGATGTCTCGCTGAATCGCATAGCCGTAGTCAATGGCGATGTCGCAGCAGAGCCGGATCATCGCCTTGCGAGCAGCGTCCTCTACTCCGGCCAGATCATCCTCCATGCCAACGTCGTAGCAGTCTTGCAGGCCAGCGAGCGTGTTCTCAAAACGACAGTAGCTCATGTTCGACATGTTCATTCTCTTCTCTCCCCTCACGGGGGTTAGGGCTAGGCTTGCGGGCGGGCCAGGGCCAGGGTGGCGCGGAGAACGTCCAACAGTGGTTTTGTCTGGGCCATGACGGGGAGCAGGGCCTTGCGTTTGCCGTCGACATAAAAGGCCCTATTGATACCCTCAAGTAATGTAACAGCGCTTTCCAGCCCCGCCATCATCGCGGGTGCGGCTGCGCTCAAGCGGGCGTCGGCAACGTCGGCAGCGGAGAGAAGGCTTTCGCTAGTCATAATGCAGCTCCTTTGTAGGGGTCAAAGCGGGGGGAAAGCGGGGGGAAAGGCTACAGGTCAAGGGCAGGAGGCTAGGCTTGCGGGCGGGCCAGGGCCAGGGCGGCCCGGATGGTGTCGATGAATTCGCGGTCAGTCATGGTGTTCCCTTTCGGCCCGTGGTCGGGCGGGGGTTGGTTAGTCGGTGGGCTTGGCCTCGTCGAACCCTG